AAATTCTTTTTTCTGACCGTTATGCAATCTTTTATGTATAGCAGATAAAACTTTGCTTGATTTTTCCATCAAAGCAAGTGTTGTTCCTACAGGGGCCTGTGTATTACCCTCACCTATATTAGTATCAGCTATAGATGCAAACTTTTGTCCAGACTGAACTAATAAACCTAACAAATTCAACAATGTTCCACTTGGTTCTTTAAAAGGCAGAGGCTGTATTGCATCACGTAGAGAACCTGCTGGCGCATCAACGTCTCTAAATTCACCGGGTTGTATTGGTTCATCCTCATCTCTAATTCTTATGCCTCTAGTTTTAAAACCAGCAGGTAAGTTTGCTAAAGTTCCTGCATCAATAAGTTGTCTTACTATTGATGTAGATGCTTTTGACAAACCTCCAATCATATGAGTAAGGCCGAACCCGTAAAAACCTAAGCCAGGCAAAAACTTAAAATGCACAAAATATTCTGTTTTGACTCGCATTGGGTCTTCTTCTTTATAGTTTCTTCTTATTGCCAAGATAGAATCGCTATTTGAATCAATAGTCACTATATAAGGTAGTTTTACACCAGTTGGCTCGCCATCTTCGGCCATATCTTCAAAGCCTTCTAAGTCAAGATTGCAATGAACTTCATACAGAACAGAAACTTCTCCGTCATCATAACCAGGCTCAATACCTTCTAATTTTTCTTTTTCCGTATCAACATCTGAATATTGTTTGTCATCCCCATATTCTATTTCTACATCTCTATAAAAACCGATTGCTTGTAATTTTTTTACTTCATTTTCTGGCATTTTTACAACATGTGTGATTCTAGGACAAGACTCTAAATCAGTCGTATAGTAAGGAACAATTAAGTCCTCTGGTGCAACAAATTTTGATACAGCTCTTCCAAGAGTTTCATCGTAATATATTTTTTTGAAAGCTGAACCTGCTAATGGTAAATAAAACAACATCTGGTCAAGTTCTTCGTCATACTCTTCCATAACGTGAATTATTTGATAATTCATAAACTCTTTTACTCTTTGGGCCTGTTCTTCTGAAGTAGCATTATAGGCTCCAACAACTTGAGTTTTTACTGGACCTCCTGCAGGTAAAAGTTCCTTGTAAGCTTGAGCTTGGAATTGTGTTACAGATTCTCCTAACAAAGGGTGAATAACGCCAGACGCACCTTCAAAAGGTTCTGAACGGTGGTCATCAAACTTCATTCCTAAATATTTAAGGCCATCCGTATATGTTTTTTCCCAATCTTTTCTACTAGATTTATCGTTTTCTATACCACTAACTAATTCCAGATATATTCTTGTTAGTTCTTTATCAGAAACAACTTCAGCTAAATTTTCCGAAAAACCCATTTCGGGCATTTCCATTTCTTCTGGGCCTAATAAAGCAGAACCATCCTCTTGCATTTGAATTTCATCATCTTGCAAAGCTTCGATGACATCAATAATTTGACTATCTTCTTCTGCGTCTTGTGTTGTGGTAGTTTCTATTAAATCTTCTGGTCCTTGTCTCTCTATTACCATATTTCAATCCTAATAATATGCTCTAAAAACTTTTTGCCTTTCTTGGTCTTCGTAGTCGGTTGCCAATGAAACAAAACCTCCTTCACGAAAACGCATCAAAGCTTGAGTCATAGTATCACATAAATCATCGTTTGCTCCAAATGGAAATGAAGCACATTCTTCAATCATATCTTCTGCAAATGTCTTCATAGGCGCATATACCATACCTGACTCAAATATTGGCGCAACTGAGTGCATTCTAGAATGCTTGTCATGGCCTCTTGTTGGTGAATAATTAACTACTGGTATTCCCATACGCCTTAGTTCTTGCGTTAAAGGTGTACCTGATGCTTTTGCTTCTATCAAAACCATATCACATTCCCAATAAGTATATTCTCGCATAGCTATTTCTTTTAGTTCTGGGAAGTCCCAACGGCCTTTTTGACAGTCTAATAATATTAAACAATCTGGAGAATCTTCTGTTGGTTTAAACACACCCCAAGTAGATATAGCAGAAAAGTCTGCCGTTTGGTTTTTGGAAAAAGCAGTATCGTATGATTGCATAATATATTTTACAGGCGGAATACTGTCATGTTTCCAACGCTGCCACCAATCACGTTTTATAATTGCTCCTTCTTCAGCTGTAGGATTTTGCATCCACTGCGCATTCCATTTAATTCCGGGAATAGAAGATTTTACTTTTTGTAATTCATCTTTTGGCCAAAATTCGGGCCATAAAGGATTGTCTGTTTCAGGAAAAATAGCAGGAAACTCTATTATCTCCCATTGGTCAGCAAGAGCTTCTTTTTGCGATTCTAATAATTTAGCTGTTAAATCTATTGAACTCCACCTAGTCATAACTAAAACAATAGCACCGCCAGGTTGTAAACGTTGTCTTGGCCCTGATGTGTACCATTCCCAAGCAGACTCTAAAGCATTTGGACTCATAGCATCTTGCTCTGAATGTGGGTCGTCAATTATCAATAAATCAGCACCCCTACCAGTAACAGCACCTCCCACACCAGCTGCGAAATATTCTCCGCCCTTGTTAGTTTCCCAACGTCCAGCTGATTTGTTATCTGCTTGTAGCTTCACTTCTGGGAAAACTTCTTTATATTCTTTTTGGTCCATCAAGTTTCTGACTTTACGGCCAAACCTTACAGCTAACTCACCAGTATGAGTAGTTTGCATAATCTTCATCTTAGGTTTCTTGCCCATAATAAATGATGGAAAATATGTAGAAGCAAATTCTGATTTAGTATGACGAGGAGGCATATTTACAATTAAACGTTTTATTTCGCCTGTTGCTACTTTATTTAATTTTTCTGCAAATATTTTATGATGACGGCCACATATAAATTCTGGCCACATATGTTCCACGTAGAACAAAAAATCGTTTTGACATTTATCTTGGGTTTCAAAGCCATCTAGCTTTTCTTTGAGCATCAGAGCCTCTTTTAGCTCTGTCTCGGTTAACTGCGAGAAGTTCATTTAATTACATTATACTTTGCAATTGTTCGTCTATATTTGCGCCTTGCTCTTGTTGCATACCTGATTCAGCAATCATTTCAAACAAAGATTCAATATCTTCGTCATCCAAGCCTTGCTCTTTTAAAAACATTTTTATTTCTTCTTCGCTTACACCTTGAGCTATAAGTTGTTGAACTACTGCAATAAGCTGTTCAATCATTTGTACTTCTGGAGATTGAGTCAATTGATTCATTTGATTCATAGCATCTTCTTCAGACATTTGCATACTTTGTAAATCATCGTCTATAGCTTCGCCGCCTTCTTGATAACCCATAGCTTCTACAGCATCCCTACCTTTTTCACCGCTTTTGTATAAGGCTTCCAAGCCTGGATTAGGAAATTCTTTTTTCACCTCATCACCATCCTTCATTCCTATCATTTTAGAATTAATTTCTATTTTTTGTTGTTCTATTTGGTCAATTTCATCTGCAATTTTTTGCGCACGTGCAAATTCTTTATTACGAACTGCCATTTCATATTCTGTCATCAAATTATCAATTTCAGTTTGTAAAGAAAATATCTGCATGCTTGCAGGCCTATTTTCAAATCTAACGACTTCACTACTTCCTATACCACCGTCCGGTATTTCTTTACTTAAAGTTTTTAATATTCCTTTCATAGCTTTCATAATTTAATCCTTAGTTATCTCATCATTCTGTTCATTCTACCGCCCATCATTCTACCGCCCATAGAACCTATACCGCCTACGCCGCCTATTGATGGAGGTGCTTCTTGCATTCTCCTGTCTAGCAAGTTTCCTGTAATTCTAGGAACTAAACGACCTATACCTGGAGCTTGAGTTGGTGGTATTGCCCCTGACTTTATAGGGTTAACTTGCGGAGGTCCTGGAGGAAGCGCTGGACCACCTACTTTTTTGATTAATTCTTCTGGTCTAAAAAAATCTTCTGAACGTCTAATACCTGGGCCAAAGCCTCTATCTTCTAGAGATGGCGGTATTGGTATTCTTTGTAAATCTTGCCTTTGTATCATTGATGCACCACCACCTACAGGAGGTCTTTCTGGTGGACCTAAACCACTTCTTTCACCTATTGATGGTGGTTTTGGAGGGAATGGCAGCGTACCCGGAGGTGTCATCGTATAATTTGTTACTCCGGCTGCCTCTGCTGCTGCTGGGTTACCGTACATTGTTCCATCAGGCCCGTATACAACTACTTGCTGAGTAAATTGAGGCTCTTCGCCGCCACCAGGAACATTTACTGGAGGTACATCTATTGGAGGTGGGGGAGGTACATCTACCGGAGGTTGTTGAACATTTTGTAATTCTTGTATTTGATTTTGTAAATCTGCAATAGTATTTTCATAATTTGCAGCTTGAGATGAAAAATCTTGTTGAGCGCTTGTAACTTGTTCTAACTGAGATACAGCTGAATCTCTTTCTGCCAATAAAGAATTATTTTCTGCAGTTAACGCATCAAGCTGACTTTGCAAATCAGCAACTCGTTTGCCGAGGGTTGCTCCAAGTTTTTCAATCGCACCAACAGAGGCATCATTATTCATACCTTCATCATTTGGGCCAGAGAGAGGAAACATTCTTGAAGCAACCAAATTTTCAACAGGGTTTCTGTTTTTTAAAGTTTGAAAAGTAAAATCGTTTGGGTCAAATAATGGTCTTTCAATTGGTCCAGGAACATTTGAGCCAGCAGTAGGTAAATTCAAAAATGAATAATCTGTATCTAGAACATTTGCCATACTTTTTTTCTCCTAAAAAAATTTTGCGGGCAAGCGTGAATCTTTTGGAGAAGAGTTTGAGCGTAATACCTCATTCTTACCCGCAAAACCATTTCCAAAATTATAACTGCAATAGGGTTCCTTATACAAGTAAAACGCAAAGTTAAAAAATCAGAGGTTTTGTATGTGAATTATTGTGCAAGGTGTAGTTATAGTTACAGGTATAGTTTACGGGGGGGTAGGGTCAATAATATATAGTTTAATCCCTCCCGAAAACCGACTTATAAAGAGTCCCGCCAACTTGTTGGCGATTATAACGGAACGAAGTGTAGTGATATAAATTCTTTAGCGGAGCGAAGCGACTTCAATATAGAAACGCGCCCTACTTTGAACGTAGTGAGAAGTAGGGCGCAAATCATATACCCTAAAAAAGATAAATACCCTAAAATATGCAGAAATGCCCCAAAATATACGGAAATATGCCCTAAAATATGCAGACAAACTGCCCGCA